TTGCGGGGTCATGATCGAAGCGACGGTCTTGGGGTAAGACCGAATGTCCGGCGCACCCGGTTTTCAAGGTTCGGCATTTCAGAAGACGCCGGTCGCGTTTCAGTCTGGCATCCAGATTGTCGCCGCAGCTTATGCACTTGGCTCGCCTGCATTTGCAACGCCGACGCTTAGCGTCAGATACAATTTCGTCATTCCGGCCTACGCATTGCAATCGCCGGTCTTCGCGACGCCCGGTCGCGTCGTCATCCCACTCAACGTCAACGCGTACACGATTGCACCGCTCGGATGGCCGCTCACGCCGCCGAGTCTGCATTTCAACTACCATTTCAGCGTCACCGCATACACGCTGCAATCGCCGGTTTTCGCGACGCCGACGCTTCTCTCTGGCAGCAATTACCACGCCCTGCACGTCAATCCGTATTCGCTCGCCTCGCCTGTTTTTGGCCTCCCACATTTCAATCAAGTCTACGCTCTGCACGCTAATACCTATGCCGTCGGGCCGCTTTATTATGGTCCGATCTCTACCGGCCAGAATTATCATTTGAGAGCGAACAATTGGGCGGTGCATTCGCCGGACTTCGGCTCGGTCGGGCCGATGAGCATCAACTACCATTTCAGCGCGGCGGCCTACGTTCTCGGGCCGCTCTATTTCCTTCCGCCCAACGCGCCGATCACGGTCGACTACACGCTGCGCGCCAACGCATATTGGCTGCAAAGCCCATGGCCGAATCATCCGCGTCTCGTCGTTGGGGATATCTCGATCCTCGCTGGTTTCCCGCCGACCTATTATACGCAGGCCGAAAACGCGGCGAATATGCTCACCAATTTGCTCAATCTCATTTTGAAGAGCGTTCCGCCGCAACAGACTGCCGCAGGCGATCAGCTACGTCGGCTTGTCGGCACCATGCGCGGGAATGCCGAAGCGGTCGTGCGTGCGCAGGATAGTACGCTCGGCACCGATCTCGCCACGATCTACCTTGCGGCCGATGCCGCAGGCGCGACGTTCATCGGCATGGATGCCGTGCGCAAGTTTCTCATGTCTCAGGTCGCCAGCGACTCGGCGCTGACACAAGCGATCTATCGGTCCGCATTGGTCATGACGCTCGCGGAGCAATCAAAAATCATCTCGCGCACGGTCTTCGCGACGCAAGAAGAAATTCAAAACATGACCATCTACATGAGCAATGCTTTCGAGGCGGCGGCGGCTCTCGGTATCGATCAAATCGATGTGCTCGTGTATCAGGACCTCAACGCGATGGGCGGCGCGTTGATCAACCATCTCGGGACTACCGAGCTACAGCTACCGCGCTATGTCTCCTATCGCAGCGGCATGCCAATGCCTTCGCTCTATCTCGCGCAACGCATCTATCAGGACCCGAGCCGAAGCGAAGAAATCGAAGCCGAAAACGATGTGATCAATCCGGCGTTTTGTCCGGTGAATCTGAGGATATTGAGCAATGCGGCCATCGGAACAAATAGATTCGGAACCTAAGAAATGACCGCTCCCGATGTCCGCATAGTTTCCAACGCGACGCTTCTCAACACGGTCGCCGATTGGCTTTTGTTGCCGAGCGGGGTTCTCGATCAACGACAGGTGCTCGCGAATTACGTCAAGGTCGCCCTGATGACGGACAAGCTTTGCGATGCCGACGAGGTCCGTCCGGACCCTGATAGCGATGATCGGCGCGGATGGTGGGGCGATATGGATGCAAAATTCATTTGGAAAGGCTGGCCAATCGGAACCAAGAATTGGCTCTTGGAGCGCGCCAAGATTTCCGACTCCTATGCGTGGGAAGGCAACACCATTTACCGGGCAGAGCAATACACGCGCGAGGCCGTGCAACCGCTCGTCGACATGGGGATGTGCAGCGCAGCCGATGTCACCGCAGAGCGTGTCGGTCGCGAGCGCATCGATGTTCGCGTAATCATTTATCGCGGGCCAATCATCGCCATCGATCTCTTGTTCCAAGACATATGGGCGGTGATGCAAATCGAGCCAATGCTCTCGCCTTACGGATGGCAGACCTAGCAATGCCGTGGCAGACACCGACATTGCAGCAAGTCCGGCAGATGGTCCGGAATGATATTACTACATCGTTGACCGGCGCGGCCGTCGTCGGCAACACCGTGCTCCGCGTGATGGCGGACGCGATGGCGGGGCTCGCAAATTTGGTTCTCCGCTATATTTCGTGGCTCGCTTTGCAACTCATGCCTGATACCGCAGAGCATGAATGGTTGCAGCGCCATGCGACCTTGTGGCTTGAAAATCTCGACGGAACTCTTGGTCGCAAAGGCGCAACGACTTCGAGCGGCACCGTTGGATTCTCGGGAACGCCCGGTGTAACCGTTGCTGCGGGCACCGTCGTCGTGTCGGCGACGGGCGACGCTTATGAAACGCTCGACTTTCTAACACTACCGGACGCGACGTTGCAGCCCGCCGAGGTCGCGGTCGAAGCGCTCAATCCCGGGGCCAGCGCCAATCATCCGTCCGGCACACTCCTATCGCAACAGGTCCCACAATCCGGCGTCGATACCAGCGTTGTCGTCATCGATCTTCGCGGCGGCACCGATGTCGAGACCGACGAAGAGCTTCGCGCGCGTGTTTTGGAGCGCATTAGAAAGCCGCCTATGGGCGGCGATGCCGATGACTACGTTCAATGGACCCTCTCCATTGCTTCGGTGACGCGTGCGTGGTGCGCGCCGCGCGAGATGGGCATGGGCACCGTCACCGTGAGATTCATGTGTGATGCGCTACGCGCCGAGACCGGCGGCTTTCCGACGCAGGAAGACCTCAATGTCGTCGCGGCCTATCTCGACAAGGTGCGGCCGGTCGCTGTGAAGGACTTCTATGTGATGCCGTGCGTGCCTGAATACATCAACATGAGCGTTACGCCATTGGAGGATTCGCTTAACGTGCGTCACCAAATCACTGCCGCTGTCACGGCGATGATCAATGAGAAGGCCGCGCCTGCGCACGCGGTCGACGGCACGTTGGTCGGCCCGACCACGATCCTTTCGTCGTGGATCGCCGAAGCGATCAATCGCGTGACGCCTGATTTCGATCTCGTCATGGACGACCATCCCATGCCTCACAGCGGCGCGCTCGCCGTGCTCGGCACGATCTCATGGCCGATCCCATGAGTAATGGCGACGTTCCGAGCCCGCCACAGTCACCGACACAGCTTCCCTCTCCGCTGACCGGGCCGTTCCCGCCAGCGCCAAATGATCGGCATATCCGTCGCGGGCAAGACGAGTACACGTGGGCTCTCTCCGCGCTTCTGCCGATGGGCATCGCGTGGCCGCGATGGGAAGATAGCGTGCTGATGAAGACGGTACGCGGGCTCGCGGGCATCATGGGATACGTCGACGGCCGCGCCGCCGATTTGCTTGAGATCGAGAGCGACCCACGCATCACCACGGAGATGCTTGATTCGTGGGAGCGGGCGTGGGGTCTTCCTGATCCTTGCTTCCGTCGGATCGACGAGCAACCGGACGGCACCATCGTTGTACTTCCGCCGACGGTGGGCGAGCGGCGGAAAATGCTCGTGCAGAAGATGACCTTGCTCGGAGGTCAATCGAAAACGTTTTTCTTAGAGGAGGTCGGCGGCTTTCTCGGCTACGACATCAACATCACCGAATATCGGCCGTTCATGTGCGGCGTTGACCGTTGCGGCGACGCACGGGCCTATGATCCGGTTGCTGGATCGCTCGGCGAATTTCCGTGCCAGATTGGCAATCCAAACATGCGCTTTGTTTGGACCGTGCACATTCTATCGCCGAAGCTCGTTTGGTTTCGTGCCAGTGAAGGGCAGGCCGGAATCGATCATCATCTTGAAATCGAGAAGGCGAATGACCTAGAGTGCATCATTCGCCGATGGGCACCGGCACAGACCTATCCGTTGTTCGATTATTCCAAGATCGGCGATCCGTGGGCTGGCACGAAGAAGGATTACGTGCAATTGCGCACGGGTGAACTCGTAGTCCAGCGCAATGCTCAATACGTCATCAACGCACGCATCATCACGAATTACGCGTTGATTATTCATCCTTTCTGGACCGCGTCTCCGACTTTCGCATGGGCCTCATTAGCTTCCGGTGAAGTGCCACCGCTACAGAATCTTTTCAGCGTTGGTTCTCCGAGTTTTGCGCGACCGACCCTAACTACTCATCCATGAGGAGGTAAATGTCGTGAGATACAGTCAACCTTTCGGCACGCCCGCGCCGCCTGAAGGGCAATATCCACGCTACATCAACGGCGATCCGATCACGGGCACCGAAGGTTCTATCCCGCCAGCTACAGCTTTCGACGAGGACCAAATTGAAATCCTCAACGTGATCGAGAGCGTCCGCGCGCTCGGGCTTATCGGCGCGCCCGGACCACCGAGCCATGGCGATCTCACGCAGCTTTGGCAGGCGATCAACGCGTTTTTCAATAAGCAGTACATCACAACGGCCATTACCAGAACGGTCTATGGTGCAGGAGCGGACTTCACCGATCTAATCGCAGCATTTAAGTGGGTTGCAAATTACATCATCACCCCCACGGGCTACGTTACCTTTATGTGCTCGCCCGGGAAATGGAATCACACGCAGAGCATCGAAATAAACCACGCCAACATTGCGCGCATCGCGATCCAGGGCGCGGCAGTGAATGCGATCCCGACAGCCGCAGGATTGTCGGTCACGGGCTACAACAGTGCGACCGATGGCATTAACCAAGCAATTTATTTGCGCTCCTGCTTTCAGACCGAGCTTCATTTTGACGGCGGCGTTTCTGGTTTCGTAGCTGTGCGTGGCGGCTGCACGTTCCGCTATCTATTGGTCACAGGCGATCTTTCAGTCGCAACAGGGCCGCCGAATATGTGGGGCGATTACGGCATCGGTAGCGGCTTTGAGTTGTATGACCGCATACAGGTCAATGGCATCGCCGTGTGGGGCTTTGGCAAATCTGGTTTCTACCTATTCGGCAGCGGTGCGGTTCACACCGATAGCACGTTCCCGATCACGTCTTCATATTGCAGGGATGGCATCTCTGCCTATGGCGGTTTTTGGAATTCGATCTATGCTGGCGTGTTTTTAACCAGCCATAATGATTGCGGCTTTTTCTGCTACGGTGGCTCATACTTTTTCGGACATGGTTCGAGTGTCAAAGGCAACGATGCTGGCAACGGTCTCGGCGGGATGACGTTAGAGGCGGGTTGTCAGGTCCAGATTGCCGGAAGCATTTCGCAGAACAATGGCGCTGGCGTCCTATTGGCGGGCGCTTGCACGTTCGTCGGTGAACAGACGACCTACGCCTACAACACGCTTGGCGGCATTACGATATCAGGAACTTGCACAGCGTGGTGCGATGACTCGGCATTCTACGGTAATGGCGGTAATTCGGTTCAATCCGGCGGCTGCGCTTATTGTGAAGTTTTACGATGCAGTATCGACGGACCGATTGCCTACGGCTACGGCGGCGTTGTCGCCGGACCATAAAGGAGAATCCGAATGCCCTATCCAATGCAGTGCGCGCTCTGCGGTGTCGTTTGGCATCGCGAAACTATCGATGCTGCTCCATTTCCTGATCCGCCGCACAATCACACGCAAGCCGATTGGGATGCCTACATTACGGCGAATAGTCTTGATCCGAAAATCTACACGTCGACGCCGATTTGGCTAAAGATCGCTGGCCAAACCTATCCGCCGTTGCCCGATTGGCCGCCGGACCTTGGCTCGCCGCCTCCCGGCTATCCGCCCGCTGGCGCGATGACGATGTCGCAGATGGCAGATTGGAAGCGCCCGGATATGACAGCGCGTTTGCGTCCATCGCAGCGTGTTGAAACGCCGCCGTTTCTTGGCCCTTCCACATCTGGATCGCCATTGGGACAACCACCGCAGTCGCCAGAGCCGCCCCCGCCAGCTAAGAATAGAAAATGAGCAACGGCGTCGTCCCCCCGTCGGCACTTCTGCCGCAGTATCAGAATCCGACATATCCCGCTGACGCGAATCTTACCGACGATCAAATCGCGGCCAAGATGCGCGCGCGCACGCTCATTCGCGCGCAAAGTCCGGGCGAGCTTTTTTGCATGATGGATGGCGTGTCGTCATGGCTGACGCCAAATCATACGCACAGCTATCAGGAGTTCATGGATTATCGGCACAGTCACATCGATGCCGATGGTCACATCATCGCAGACGGGGAACCGTGGATAAATTGGGAGCCCTACGATGTTTGGGCCGACAAAGCTCCGATCCCCGAGATACCGCCGGACATTGCGCAGCCACCGCCGACAGGATGGCAACCGCTCTTTGGCGTGCGGCCCGGTGGCATAGAATATCCGACAAGCTATCTCAGCGGCACATGGGGCGGCACTAGCATGGCTATCGAGATTGATCGTTCGGTACTTCTACGGTTTGATCTCGCACTTGCGATTCGACTTCGCTTTTTGATGTGGGGCGAAATGAATAACTGCTACGTTGGCCCTCGAACTAACAAGCCATGGGTTGCATCTAGTCTTGTTCCTCTCACATTCAAAGGTAAGAACCGAATCACGACGGACCCGGCAGAAGGTGGAAAAGGTTCATGGACAGAGTTTCTTTCTGACCCAATTCCAAATGTCGATTATCGTGCCGGACTACACATCGCATGGTGGTCGTCAAACACGAATTACGGCGTCTCCGGATACTCGCCGCCGCTTCCGGGCTGGCACTTTGCCTATCGGGGGCCGGGATGGGGTTGGACGCCTGACTATTATCCGGCCCCTGCAAACATGCGACCGAATTATCTCGACAAATCAAGTTTCTGGCACGATTACGATAAATACATTTACGGGCTGTTTTTCGTCGAGGGTCTCTTCGCTCCGCATCCCGAAGCGATCCCAATGCTGGTTTACAAACGCTACTCCATCGGCTCGCCGGAATTCGCGACGCCAGCGCCGACGTTGCTGACATGACGAAGCGCTCCTTCCTCATAACAATGGGGATTGTTCTTGGAATCATATTCGCGCTCGCGTTCGTCGGATGGTTCACCGGCAGATGGGAGGTGCAGCCTTGAATCCAGGTGTAGGACAAGAAGCAGGTCAGACCGCGCGCACTGTCGTTGAAGCGTTGAAGTCGACGCCCGCGCTCCTCGCGCTCGTGATCTTCAATGTGCTGTTCATGGGGATGGTGGTCTATATTCAACATACCAACGGTGAGCGTTGGCAAACCTTGCTCACAACGATGCTTCAACAATGCGGCCCTCATTGAGATGGTTCATGGCGCGTTACCCGTTGATCTCACTCGCTATTGTGGCCGCCATCGGTATGGGCTTAATCACGTTGCTAGTCAGAGATGACAGTAA